TGAGTTATTGCGTGATGGCTTCAACTTATTCGGTGCGGACGCAAAAATTCTGATTTGCCCGGAATTCGACAAAGCCGCAAGTTGTGCGGCGGCATTAGGCACATTAGCAGAACAGTTAAAAGCGGTGGCTTATGTGCAACTGCCGAAAGGCACGAGCCTTTCCAAAGCGATTCAGGGACGTGGTCCGTTAGGTACAATTAACGCCTCTGCCAGCTCCGAACGTGTGCGACATTTCTTCCCGTACGCTATCGGCTCAAACAATACACTGGAAAGTTTAGCCGTTCACGCGGCAGGTTTGCGTATGAAAACTGACACCGAACACGGTTACTGGTTCTCTACGTCTAACCGCGAATTGCAAGGTGTTATTGGCATGGAAGTGAAACTCACCGCACGTGTGGACGATGAGCAATCGGAAACCAACCAACTAAATGCCGTGGGTATCACTACCATTTTCAACAGTTTCGGTACAGGCTTCCGTTTGTGGGGTAACCGCTCAAGTAATTACCCGACCGTGACCCATATCATCAATTTTGAAACAGCGTTGCGCACCGGTGACTTAATCGACGAAAGCATTCGCCGCACCGAATTGCAATATATCGACCGTCCGATTGATGACGCATTGATTGACAGTCTAACTGAAACCGTGGACACCTATTTGCGTGCATTGCCGTCTATCGTAGGTTATAGCGTCAGTCTTGACCATGATTACGACTTGGTTGACGAGTTCAGCAAAGGTCATGTGCCGTTAGTTTATGACTATACGCCAAAACTTCCTGCGGAATTGATTTCTAACAAGTCCGTGATGACCCGTAAATACTTAGTGAACTTGGTTTCACAAGGTTAGAAGGAGAAATAAATGAGTACAGCAATTCATCAGATTGTGAACGCCAATGTCTATATGGACGGCAACTCGCTTTTGGGTAAAGCCAAAGAGTTTAAACTTCCTGATCTTGATTTTGAGTTCATTGAACACAAAGGCTTGGGGCTACACGGCACAGTAGAACTTCCGTCTGGCTTAAATGCAATGGAAGGTGAAGTGATTTGGGATAGCTTTTACCCTGAAGTGCGCACAAGAGCCTACAATCCATACAAAAACGTGCAGTTGATGGCGCGTTCTAATTTACAGGTGTTTGATTCTCGTGGCTTAGCGGCTGAAGAACCGCTTGTGACCATTATGAACGTGGCGTTTAACAAAACCACAGGCGGTAGCTTGAAGAATAAGGAAGCGACGGAACATTCTGACACCTTCAAGATTTATTCGGTAAAACAAACACTCGCAGGAAAAGAAATTCTGTTTGTGGATGTGCTTGCAAACATCTACCGTGTAAACGGTCAAGATGTGTTGCAAAAATACCGCACCAATATCGGTCAATAAAGGATTAAAAACCTTTAAACGCCTTTAAAATCAATAAAACGGCTAATGCGATATTCTCCTTTGTGAACATTAAACAATGCACTCACAAAGGAGTTTTTTTATGTCTGAAACTATTCTCACTCTTGATTTCCCGATTCAAGATGGGCAAGGCAATACCCTCACCGAATTAAAAATCCGTCGTCCGAAAGTACGCGATATTCGCAAAATGACTGGTAAAACCGAAGCGGAACAAAGCGTAAGCTTATTGGCTATTGTGACCAACTTAGTCCCAGAAGATATTGATGAGATGGATATGGCGGATTTCCAACGCGCCGCGAAAATCATTGAGCAAATGCAAAAGGGAAAGTAAGCGCGGAAAGCCTGAATGCGGCATTGGCTGATTTAGCCTTTTGGTTCGGTTTCCAACCAAGCGAATTGGAAGATATGACCTTGGGCGAAGTGGAACGTTGGCTGGAACAAGCCAACCGACAAATAAAAGCCAAATACACAAAAGCCGCTATTTAAGCGGCTTTGTTTTTAATGTCTGAACAGCGTTTGGGCGGTGGTGAAAATCCCTGTTAGGGAGGTAATGGCGACTTTCCCGGCAAAGGCAAGTAAAGCACCGATTAATGCCCACGGCAACATAAATAAAAAGGCGGATAGTCCGATAGAAATCCAGTTTAGGTCGTTGTTTTGGGTATAGAACGATAAGAAGTGGTAAAGGCTATATCCATAACCGCCAAAGGCAAATAAAAACACCACGGCTTGCACACTCTCCACCAGTTTTTCAGTTTTCATTTTCACCTCCTTATCAATCAAACGGGACTATAAACGATGTCGAATAAATTAGCAATTGGTTTAGTGATTACTGCAGGCGTCAGTGGTGCCATTAAAGGTATCCAGGGTGTTTGTAGTAGTTTCAAAATCCTGCGTAATGAAAGCCTTAAAACTACGCAGAAAATGGGCGCGTTGGTTAAAACAGGAATGGCAAGCCTTGGCACTTTGGCATCTTCTGCAACAGCTGTAGCCGGAACCATACGCGGACTTGCTGACCCGGCAATCAAGTTTGAAAGCGCTATGGCGGATGTGAAAAAGGTTGTTAATTTTGACACGCCGGAGCAGTTCAAAGAAATGGGCAACGACATTTTGAAACTGACCCGCACAATTCCTATGGCCGGCGAAGAAATCGCCGCTATCGTTGCCGCAGGTGGTCAATCAGGTGTCGCACGGGAGAATCTATTAGGCTATGCCAAAGATGCGGCGACTATGGGGGTCGCGTTCGATATGGCGGCAGGTGACGCCGGTGAAGCCATGGCAACCATGGCAAACGTACTCGGCAAACCGATTACCGAAATGGCGCAATTCGGTGATGTCATCAACCACTTGTCCGACAATGCCAATTCAAAAGCGAAGGATATTGTTAATGTCATCACACGTGTGGGTTCCGACACAAGAATGCTTGGGCTTTCCGAAAAACAATCAGCCGCACTAGGATCTACCTTCCTTTCAATGGGTAAAGCCCCGGAACTCGCCGCGCAGGCAGTGAAAGGGATGTCATCGGCATTTCTGCAACTCAAAGCGGGCGCGCACGAAAAAGAATTAAAACAGCTCGGCTTTACTACAAAAAGTTTCGCGGCGGCGATGAATAAAGACGCGCAAGGGGCGATTTCTTCTTTCATTGAGAAAGTGAAGAAAATGCCGAAGGATAAGCAATATCCGCTCCTTGCCAAAGTGTTCGGCAAACAATATGCCGATGATGTGTTGCTGTTGGCGCAAAACACCGGGGAGTACAACCGCCAGTTGGGTTTATTGCAAGAAACCGACGAGAACGGCAATTTAAAATATATCGGCTCCATGCAACGGGAGTTTGAAAACCGCAGTAACACTACAGAAAACAAACTCATCAAATTAAAAAGTAGCCTAACCGAAATTGCCACAAAAATCGGCAATGCTTTTTTACCTGTGATCACCTCTTTTGTGGAAAATATTACCCCGGTGATTTATGGCATCACGGAATGGGTGGAAACTAACCCGCAAATCATGGAGTGGGTCTTAACCATTGGCGGCGGAATTGGTGCAGTAGTCGGTGGTTTGCTGACGTTACATTCGGCATTTTCGTTTGTTACTGCCGGGCTATTGCCGTTTTTGAAACTCGGCAAATTCTTGGGTGGTTTCCTTGGTAATTTTCTGTTTTCGGCAATCAGTAAGTTATCCCTCGGCTTCGGTTATTTAATCGGCTATATACTGAAAGGCGCGATGATGTTCGGCAAAGCCATTTTCATGATGAGCCGTGCCTTGCTGACCAATCCCATCGGTTTATTGATCACCGGTATTGCCGTCGCTGCTTATCTGATTTATGACAACTGGGAAAAAATCGGACCATGGTTCTCCGAACTTTGGCAAACGGTTTCCGGTGCGTTTTCTTCCGCTTGGAACAGTATCACGAATTTCTGCTCAGAGGCATGGACGAATATCAGCAATTTCTTCACATCCGGCATTGGCAACATCACCGCCACAATTCTTGATTGGTCGCCTTTAGGCTTGTTCCAGCAAGTCTTTTCTACCGTGCTTTCTTGGTTTGGGATTGATGTGCCAAGCAAGTTCAGCGACTTCGGCAAGAATATGATTGACGGCTTGGTGAACGGCATTAAAAACGCTTGGGAAAGCGCGAAACAAATCGTTTCCGACCTTGGTGAAGGTATTAAAGGCTGGTTTGCGGAAAAACTCGGCATTCACTCGCCAAGCCGCGTGTTTAAAGGCTACGGCGTGAATGTGGTGGAAGGTTTGGCTATCGGCATGAATAAGTCCATCCCGATAGCAGAAGACGCCTCCGACAATCTTTCAAGTGCGGTCGGTTTAAACGGCGTTTCACATAACACCGGGTTACTTGCCAACTATCAACCCCTAAACCGCGCAGAAGTCATGTCATCGGCAACCGCCCAAGCGCAAGGCATTATAGTGAATTTTAACCCGACCATTAATGTGAACGGTGGCGAGAGAAATGGCGTTTTAAATCAAGTTGAACAAGGCTTAAAGATGAGTTTAAGCGAGTTTGAAGCGATGTTGAAACGCGTATTAGACCAACAACAACGGAGAGCCTATTAATGTATTTTATGTTAGGAAACGTAGCGTTTGAACCCGTTGATTTAACGGACTTAAACGAAAGCCATTCCACCGATTTCGCTGAACACGCGGTGTTAAAAGGCAAGCCACGGCTACAAGCCATGGGCGAAAAGCTCACGGAACTTTCTTTTGCCATTCGCCTGCATCATAAAATCGGCGGCGTAGAAAAACGTTATCAAGCCTTGCTATCTGCACAAGCCAAACAGGAAGCCATGCCGCTGATTATTGGGCGCGGCAAATACAAAGGCAATTTTGTGATCACCGATATTTCCTCCGCGACCTTGTTTACCGACAAATTCGGCAATGCGTTAGCGCGTGAAATGAATATCAGCCTGCGCGAGTTTGTCGGCGACATGGAAGACAACCCGCTCGGCGCGGCACTGAATCTGGGTAGTAATTCCCTATTAGGGTCTATCTTGCCGGAAGGCGCGGTGAAAGCCTTGTCCGAAGTAAAAGAAGCCGTGCAAAAAGGCGCGGAACTCTTTAACCAAGGGCGACAAATTGTGGATGAAGTCAGAAACACCATTGCCATCGTGCGTCAATTAGCCGATGACCCGATGGCGGCACTTGCCTATTTGCCGGGCGTATTGGGTAATTTAGACGGTGCGTTGGGCAGTTTCGGCGAACTCACCGGAATGTCCGGATTGTTCGAAGGCCTTCGTGACGTCTTGCCGGCAATCAGCGAGTTCAGCCAAGAAGCCAACGGTATTTATTCGGACTTAATGGTAATGAAAGACAGCCTGACCTTTGGCAGTCAATCTAACGGTAGTAACTGGAATGACTGGTTCAAGCCTGCGGATAATGCGTTAAGTGACATTAACGAACGTATTGATAATGCCGCCGCACCGGTAGCCGCTATGACGGCATGGATTGTTTTGCGCGAAGATGAGGATGTGACACATGACACAGCAGACCGTACTTAAACACACTGTAAAACAGGGCGAACGTTGGGATAACCTCGCCTATTACTACTACGGCAACGCACTGGAATTTGCGCGCATTATCAGCGCGAATCCGCATATCAGCTTATGCGAAGTGCTACCCACCGGCGCGACCGTATATATTCCAGTGTTAGACATTAAACCGACCAATAACGAATCTATGCCGCCATGGTTGAGAGGTAATAATGAATAACGTTCCAATGCCTGATTTTTCTTTGTTGTATGAGAAAACCAACATCACGGCAGATATTGAACCGCATTTGCTTGAGCTGACCTACACCGACAATCTGGAGGGCGAATCGGACGAATTGACGGTTGCCTTTGAGGATATTAGCGGCAAGTGGATTCGTCAGTGGTATCCAACCCAAGGCGACAAACTCAAAGCGGCAATCGGCTACAAAGGCGCACATCTCACCGACATCGGTGCGTTTGAAATTGACGAAGTGGAATACAACTACCATCCGTCCTATATTCAAATCAAGGCATTAAGCACCGGCATTGCTAAGGCAAACCGCACGTTAAAGCCGAAAGCCTACGAAAACACCACGCTGAAACAAATCGTCGGCATTATTGCCGGGCGTTTGAAACTGAAAATGGTTGGTACGATTAAACACATTCCGGTGAAGCGCGCAACCCAATATCAGGAACGCGACGTGGAGTTCTTGGCGCGCCTTGCCCGCGAATATCACCACAGTTTCAAAATTGTGGGTGATCAATTGGTTTTCACCGATAAAGATGAACTGGGCAAAAGCGAAACGGTGGTGACGTTGGAAGAAAAAGACACGATTTCTATTAGCCTGCGCGACCGAATCAAAGATACCGCTAAAGAAGTGGATGTCAGCGGTTATGACGCCAACGGCAAAAAAGTCATTAAAAAACGCAAAAAAGCCAAGGCACTGCGCGAAAACATGAAGCAGGCGCAAAGTGCAAGCGGTGACACGCTGAAAGTGGTTACACGCGGTGAAACACAGGAGCAAATTGACGCCCGTGCCGACGCCGCACTGGCGGAACAAAATGACGACCAGACGGCAGGCAATATCACGGTGATCGGGAATCCGAAATTAGTGGCGGGGAGTACGCTTGCCCTGCGAAACCTAGGCATTTTTAGCGGTAAATACCTGATTAAATCTTCCCGTCACAGTATCGTTCGGGGTGGTGGTTACACCACAAGCCTTGAAGTGCGAATGTTGGAATTTATCCCGGATGATTTGCAAAACACTGGTGTGCTGACCGAAGCGAAGCCATTGGATACACTCAACGGCAAGCCTGACTTGCGTTATGTGGATGACCGCTTATTACAAACAAATGCTGAAGATTACGCCTTGGCAAAGCAACAACGCCGTGAAACAGGAATAACTAAATGATGAACACACATAATTTTGGCGCGACTTACCAAGAAGGCATTGTGTCCGCCGTTGACCCGGCAAGCCACAAAGTGCGGTGCAAAATTCCTGCGCTTGAAGATTTGGAAACTGCGTGGCTTTCGTATCTCACGCCCAACGCAGGCGGTAATCAGTTTTACTGTTTGCCTGATGAGGGGGAACTGGTCGCATTACTCCTCGATGCGCGCGGTGAGGGCGGTTGCGTGCTAGGTGCAATTTATAACGCGCAAGACCCGACACCAACTAGTGATGGTGATATGTGGATGAAGAAATTCAGTAACGGTACGGTCATTTCGCACAATCGTAAAAGCGGTGATGTCGTTGTGGAAACCCAAGGACACCTCACTGCAACAGCTGACGGTGGCGCAACCATTAACGCCGACACCACTATCAACGGCAACTTACACGCCACTGGTAAAATCACATCAGACACGGAGGTTTCTGCACCGAAAGTAACTCAAGGTAGTATTGAACTTGGCAAGCATAAACACACTGGCGATTCAGGTGGCAAAACAGGCTTGCCGGAATAGCTCATTTCTTTAAATCGCTTTAAAAGCGCTCTTCAAAATAGCCTTGTATCATCAAGGCTATGAACACACAAAACACACTCCTCACAACACACTGGCAACTTGCACCAAGTCTTGATTCTCAAGTGGTGCAAGGCATTGATGATATTCATCAGTGCATTGACCATATCCTTTCGACAATGAAAGGCACAGATGTGTTACGCCCTGAATTTGGAAGTGACCACTTCCAATATATCGACCAGCCGGAAGATGTCGCTATCCCCAATATCGTGCGGGAAATCACGCTTGCCCTGCAACGTTGGGAAAAGCGCATCAACATTGATTCAGTGGACGTTGACGGCATGGCTCCGCACTTTGAATTTGTGATTTATTGGTCACTTACCAAGGATGTGTATCGCGAAATTTACGCCACGAGGGTCGCTCAATGAATAGATATGATGTGAAAGTCGTTGATGACAACGTAGAAAGCATTTTACGCGACGCTATTGCGCAGTATGAAAAACGTACCGGCAAAATCTTACAACCGGCACACATTGAACGTTTACTTATCAACGTATATGCATTGCGTGAGAGCCTAGCGCGCCAAGGTATTAACGAAGCCTTTCGCCAAACTTTCCCGCAATATGCCACGGGCTTAGCATTGGATTTATGCGGGGAAACCTTTGGTTGTTATCGCTTATTGGATAAACCGGCTCGCACGATTTTACGTTTTAGTATCACAGGCGATCACCCATCCGTTTTAATCCCCAAAGGCACGCGCGTAGCGGTAACAGATGACATTGAATTCATCACGCTCAACGATGATGTGATCACTCCATTAATATCTTATGTGGAAATCGAAGCCGCCTGTAATAAAGCCGGTAAAGTCGGCAACGGTTGGGAGCTTGGGCGTGTAAAAACACTCAAAAGTGCGGTCAATTTTTCAGGTGAAATCACTATCGCTAACATTGATGTGCCAAGCGGCGGTTTAGCGCGCGAAGAAGATGACGACTACCGCAAGCGAATTCTTGCCGCACCGGAAGCATTTACCAGTTGTGGCTCAATCGCGGCGTACGATTATCACACCCGCGCTGTATCGCAAGACATCGCCGATGTGAATGTGTCCAATCCACGTGGAGGTTTAGTGCGCATTACCGTGCTCACAAAAACAGGCTTGCCCGACAGTCGGTTGCTTAATGATGTAAAGCAATATGTTAGCCCGGAACGCCGTCGCCCATTGTGCGATACCGTAGAAGTGATTGCACCAACTAAGCGTGATTACCAAATCAATGCCACATTAACGCTACTCGACGGCTACCGCGAAGACATTGTGAAAACCAAAGCCCGTGATGCCTTGCAACTGTATTTATCCGATAAAACCAAAAAACTCGGTATTGACGTTGTGCCGTCAGCCATTATCAGCGCATTGCGTGTCGATGGCGTGTATGACGTGAATCTGATTGCCCCGGCAAAAATCATCGTAGGTGAAACCGAATGGGCAAACTGCACCGCTATCAATATTGAAGTCGCACCGGAGCGCAGTAATGGCTAATTTGACTTACGCGGACGTGATTGAGCGTGAAACCAAATACAAAACCTTGGCAGATTTAAGCGAGCGCATGAATGCGTTGGATAAAAGCAAGGTGATGACGACTTTGGTCGAACTGCTTGATGATGAATTTATCTCGTTACTCGCTGAAAAATGGAGTGTGACGGGTTACGACGGCGCATTTTTAGCGGAAAACGACCATTCAAAACGAAGTTTAATTAAAGCAGCTATTGAACTGCACCGCTACAAAGGCACACCTTGGTCGATACGTGAAGTGTTACGCCGCTTAGGTTTCGGTGAAATTGAAATCGACGAAGGATTAAAAGCAAGGACTTATGAGCATAAATTTGTGCAATCCATACCGCTGAGCGACAAATGGGCTTATTACGCTATTCGACTTAACCAACCTATTACTAATGACCAAGCGCAACAATTACGTAAGATTCTGCGTAATTTCGCTCCTGCACGTTGCACATTAGCCGTACTGGATTATAAATCCGTACCGCTACGTTACAACAACAAAGCCCGTTATAACGGTAGTTATAACCACGGTTCAAACTAAAATCTCATTTAAAGGATGTTTTATGGCTAACCTGAAAGAAAAAGATGTATGGGAAGATGGAATATATCAGATTGAAGAAAACGATCCTGTGCTTGGCGGTGAGAATGGCATTACAAATAAACCCATTAAACAACTCGCCAATCGTACATTATGGCTTAAAAAGGCATTAGAACTATTTGGTAAGAAATCTACACCGAAAGACCTCACCGCGAACAGTACAAGCACCGCCGATGAATCTGGGCATAGTCATAAATTACCGGTAGGTTCAACAACCGAAAAGGGCATCTGGCAAGCTACGAGTGACACAGGGTTAGATAGTGAAGGCCTGGTGTTTACGGCTAAGGGAGCTAAAAAACTGGCGCAAATTATTGCCAATGTACAAATAGCAGTAAGCCAAAAATGGACAGCAAAACCGGCAACAGAAACCGAGCCTGGTATTTTACCAGTATCCCACAAAACAGATGGCACAGATAAAAACAAAGTTGCGTCTGAATATGCTGTTGGTGAAGCTGCAAAAAAAGGCTTGCCGGTTGGCTCAATCGTCGCATTTCCGGCTGCGGTAAAAAATCCAAATGGATTTTTAAAAGCTGACGGTTCTACATTTGGTCAGCAAGTATATCCTGATTTATATCGGCTCTTAGGTAACAGCAATAAATTACCCGATCTCACGCGAAGTGATGTTGGGATGACCGCTTATTTTGCAGTAGATGCAATCCCTGCGGGGTGGATTGCGTTTGATGATATTAGCGCACAAGTCACACAACAACGCTACCCTGAGCTATATCAATACTTAATTAAAAAGTATGGTTCAATTTCCGCAGTTCCCAAAGCTGAAAATAGGTTCATACGCGGTTCAGGTAATGGACTACAGGTTGGACAAACACAAGAAGACGAATTAAAGAGACACATTCACAAAGTATTCTCTCATCATCCAAACCACCAATCAGCAGAGGTTGTGGGATATACAAATGATAATGATCTTCTTGATGCAGGACTAACGTCTACATATGGTGATAATGAATGGCGTGATAACGGTTGGATTACTCCAAGGCTTGATAGCAAAATGGCTACGGGCGGAGAGGAGACAAGACCAAAGTCAATTGTAATGAAACTCTGTATTAAAGCGATTAATGCATTTGACGAAGTTAAGTTCTGGATTAAATCTCATGGTGAAATAACGAATGTTGGTAGCTTAGATGCTGGATATTTGTCTCAACATTTGCAACAAAAAATAGATCGCGAAAATATATCCCATATATTAAATGGGGTGGATACAAATAAGGTTGTTAGCGAGTTTGCCCTAGGAGAATTAAGTAAACAATTTGTTGGAGAGGTTGCATTTTTTGCACGAGCTAATCCTCCAACAGGATGGCTTAAAGCAAATGGAGCCGCTGTGTCACGTACTGCTTATGCAGAACTATTTGCCTCAATTGGTACAACTTTTGGTGCAGGCGATGGAAAAACAACATTTAATCTGCCTGATATGCGAGGAGAGTTTATTCGTGGGCTAGATGATGGACGCAATGCTGATACCGCCCGCTCACTGGGTAGTTGGCAAAAAGCAAGTTTAGTTGTGTCTGATGCAAACGACTCATCGGGAATACATGCTCTTGCAATAGCTGAATATTATGCAAATAAAAATGAACTTATCAATAGCGTTGGAGGTGACGTTATAAACCCAAATGATTACCCTAATGCTCGTCAAATTTGGACATCTTGGCAGAGAGATAGAGGGTGGCAATCAATTAAAGATGTTGTTAGTAAATCAATAAATGTTAATGGACATTTTGCTGGTGGTAGCCGTCCTCGTAACATTGCACTATTGGCTTGTATTAAATACTAAGGATAGATTATGACTTATGCACTTACAAAACAAGTATGTCAGCTTAATGAACAAAATATTTATGTAGGACAAACATCAGCAGATTTATCTCCTGCAGAGGCGGATGATGGAATTTATTTAATGCCTGCCGGTACTATTGATGCTGAGCCGCCAAAAGACAAGAAAGGTTTTATCGCAAAATGGACAGGGGTGGAATGGGAATATATTGAAAACCATATTGGTGAAAAATTTTATTCAACAGTAACTAAACTACCGTTAGTGATTAGTGAATTAGGTGTAATTCCGGAAGGTTATACTGCTATTCCACCAGAAAGCGAACTTTGCGAATGGGATGGTAGCGCATGGGTAATTCCACCCGAAAAAATGACCGCACTTTTAGCAGAAAAGCGCGCACAACTAATCGATGAAATCGATAAAAAAGCCGAAACGATTTACAGCGTATGGACACGTTTTGAAGCGGAATATAAAGCTCGCAAAGAAGCGGCAGAAGTGTTTAAAGCGAGCGGTTACAAAGGTGAACCGAGCATTTATATCACCAGTTTTGCGACACCGGCAGGTGTGGACAACAAAACCGCGACAGACATCATATTGCAACAGGCAGCAGGATTACAAAAGCTACAAGACCACCTGGCGGCATTGCGTATGCGTAAATACGAGTTAAAACACACTAACTTAACGCTTGAACAATTACAAGCGATTCGCGATGACATCATCAAACAAATGGACGAGCTAATGGAGGCTTACAACAATGGCTGATAAGGTTTATTTAGCACTTTATAAACACAAACGTTCTTTTCTTAAAGAACCGCTTAAAGCAATGGCGGACGCAGTAACGCGCTTTCTAACAAAAGGCAAATACTCCCATTGCGAGCTGGTTATTGAACAGATTAACTTCACTACCGGTCATCACTACGAATACGAGACAATATACCAGTGTTTTTCATCATCTGTGCAAGATGGTGGTGTTCGTCGTAAAGAAATTGACGTCATGAATGGCAAATGGGATTTAATCGAACTACGCAACGTAGATCCAAATCAAATTGTGAATTATTTTGACTGGACAAAAGGCATGAAATACGACTGGTGGGGTGCTATCGGTATAGTCCTTGGTATAAAACAAAAGCGGTCGAAATATTTTTGTTCTGAATGGTGCTATAACGCATTAGTTCAAGGTAACCAAGACGGATGGCGATTTAGCCCTAATGATTTGGCAGTGATTTTTAAAAGAGGATAAATAACATGAAAATCGGTGACACAATAAAATTACGTAACGGCAATGCTGGCACTGTCGTCTATGAGAGCCCATTTGGCAAATTATTAATCGTTGAGCATAACGGTGATGAGTTACCACCTAGCCACTGGCATAATGCGGATGGTACGTTTTATGCAGATTGTACAAGTGATTTAGATGTAGTTCAGGAATAAAGACGGCGACACTATCTGTGCGGGAACACGGATAATGCCAGCTAAGCAGAATAAGCCTGCATATAGCTATATGCCGCCTACCTCGCGAGGCAGGCGGGATTTTAACAAAACCGCTAAAAATGGGAAAGTATATGCAGAATTTAAAAGAGATCCGTTGCCAATGTTGTAATAAATTATTGGCAAAAGTCGGCACAGTGAAACGTTTAGAAATCAAATGTAGTCGCTGTAAAACTATTAACCACATTAATTAACTTGATTTGAGTGTCGGAGTGTCAAGAACACCGGAACGCCATAGATAAGAAGGAAAACACTATGGCAAATCAAGCCCAAAGAAACTTTAAGCAAGCGCCGTTACCATTTATCGGACAAAAAAGAATGTTCTTAAAGCATTTTGAACGCGTGCTGATGGAAAACATCAATAACGATGGTGAAGGTTGGACGATTATAGATGTGTTTGGAGGGAGTGGTTTATTAAGCCACGCTGCTAAACGAATTAAGCCAAAAGCAAGAGTAATCTATAATGATTTTGATGGATATTCAGACAGACTAAAACACATAAGCGATATAAATCGTTTACGTGAAATACTCTATCAAACTGTTGATGGAATTATACCAAAAAATAAGCGAATAAGCAAACATTTAAAGCAAGAAATTATAAATAAAATCAATGCCTTTAAAGGTTTTTTAGACCTAAACTCACTATCCAGCTGGTTGCTTTTTAGCGGTCAACAAGTAGCTTCACTAGATGAACTATACGGAAAAGATTTTTGGCATTGTATTCGTCAATCAGACTACCCTGAAGCCATAGGATATTTAGATGACATTGAGGTAATACGGGAATCTTTTCATGTTTTATTGCCAAAATTTAAAGATAATCCCAAGACATTATTTATATTAGATCCGCCATACCTATGTACTCGACAAGAAAGCTACAAGCAGGCAACATATTTCGACCTAATAGATTTCTTAAGGCTTATCAATTTAACAAGGCCGCCTTACATATTCTTTAGTTCAACAAAGTCTGAATTCATCAGGTTCATAGAGTACACCCAAGAACAGCGAGTAGATAATTGGGAATCATTTGCGGGAGCTAATAGAATAGTGGTAAATGCTTCAGCAAGTTATTCCGGCAAATATGAAGATAATTTAATTTATAAGTTCTAAAATTTAAACGCCCTTCAAAGTCAATTTAAAGGGCGTTTTCTTTTCTCAAAATTAGCGGTTAAAATTCGCTTAAAATGGGAAATAACGGATTTTTCCAAATTCCCACTTTTAGTGGTTACGTTTCCCAAAATTCGCGAGCGGCTACAGCAGCATTAGAGAGGCGAGATATATGTTTATTTTTATAATTGTTCATGTATCGACCTCTACGCTGTTTTTATCACATGAATCGGTTAATTTTAATAAGGATTATTTTTATGAAATATGAAATTCTAAAACGCACTGCAATAGCATTATTTGTGGGTAGTGTTGTTTCTACTTATTCTGTAGCTGAAGGTAGCACATCTGCAAAGAGCTCAGTTGAAGACGTTCTAAATACTATTAATAAAAATAGTAAAGATATTAGTAAAGTTACAAAAGATGTTTCAGATTTGGCTAAAACTTTAAAAGGTGAGGGCG